CAATGGTTTTTAACATTGATTACTTCAAATTGTGTTGGTTCGTGTTCTGATTTCTCAATAGTTGCTTTTAGTCCTTCGCCTTTAATGATTTTAAACTTCATATTTATTATTGAGCAGGTGGAGAAGATCCATCTACTGGCATATTATTTAATAAGTCTTGCTTTTGTTTTTCTAAAGCTCTTGCTTCGTTTCTCATAACTATTTGCTCTAGTGATTGAAAATAAAGACTAAATCTTTGAAATACATCAAACTTAATATCTTCTTCGTGATCTGTCATATAGTCTAAAATTCTCTGCCTGTAAGCGTTGTTAGCGTTTCTATTAGGTTTAATCTTTTCATCATCTAGTATGTTCTCAATATCTCTCTCTGCCTCGCTCATAAGCTCCTGATTACCGAATGCCGAAGTGTCTTGCATTTCTTTAATCTCATCTTCTGTGAATCCAACTATCTTAGCCTGTATTTCGAATACTTTCTTTTGGTTTACTTCTGGGTTTATAGCTTGAGATATTAAGAAATTATTTTTGATTGTTTGTTCTTGTATGTCGTTAGCAACATCATTAGCAGAACTTTCAACTAATATTCCATACTTATCATCTTTCTTAAATAAATCTCTTTTACTAATCTTTGTAACTTCTACTCCGCTGGTTCCAACAATATCAACTGCTACTTTCTTATTAAGATGTTCTCTGACCCCTGCTTCGTATAGTTTAGCAAATCTATCATAGCCAAATGAATAAGACTTGTTTAATAATCCGAATTTATCTGCTGCCGCCGCTTGGTTCCCTTCATAGATAGCAACTCTTCCATCTGTGTCTTCAACTCCTTTACTTCCTGCTGTTACTCCTGATGCTTTTTCTTGTATACCTTCTAATATAGTAAATACATCAATAGGTGTTTTAATACTTGGTGTCTTAATTATCTGTATTGCCTTGTCTGCATCAAAATTGCCTTTAGTCGGTATATATCCATCTCTTCTATATTTAAGCTGTGAGAGGTCTTCTATCACTCCTATGTTGACTACCTTCATCGGCTTGTTGATTGCTTCTGCGTTGTCTAGCATTTGATTAATACTAACATCTTGAGCCATAAATATTTCTCTAGCATAATCGCAATATGAAGGAGTCCAAAACTCTGTTAAGTCTGGGAAAGCCGCCCAAGCCCAATAAGGGTAAAGATTAGATGCAAATATATCACTCATCTTCTCAACTTTAATCCAATGTCCTTTGTTGTCCATTAAAACATAATATCTAATACCTTCAAAAGTTTCATACCATCGCCAAAACTTAAATTGGTCTGTTTTGTTTTCTACTTCTTTTGATGTTATTCCTGTACCAACAGTTCTATTTATTTTGTTTTGTTCTTCTGTGGTCTTATCATCTTTATTTCCATTACCACTTATAAGTTCTTTAACCTGGACTTTGTCATATTCTTTATTTTTCATTCCTTCCTCTAGCTGTTTTTTATTAAGAACTACACTATAATCACCCATATAGTTGGCTCTTTCAATATCAATACCACCAGCACTAGGGTCTATTAAGAAATCATAAACATCAGCGTTTTCTAAATGAGCTTTGTAACCATTAATACTATCAGCGTAGTAATTGTAGACTACTCTTCCGTAGATTATTCCTTGTTTTTTACCTACTAAGTCTTTAATATTCCAATAATCATCATTAGCATCGGATTGTCTTAGTGAGTTTAATAGATTTACTCGCTTTAACTGGCTTTCTTTTCTTTTAGTGAACTTAAATATTAGAGGATTATCAATCTTACTCCATAAAGTATGAACAAACTCTTGCATTCTTCCTAAAGAAACATTAGCTCTGTTAGCAACAGTCGGCTGTTTTTTTTGGTAATACATCTCTTCATTCTTTTGCCAATTAGATATTTTACCTGCTTTATGTCTTCTAGCAAAAGCAATACTTGTTAGAGCCTGTTTTGCTATTTCGTCTTTTAATTCTCTTTTAATCATATATTTATATGCCAATCTCGTTATATAATGGTTTTGTTTCTTCTTGTTTATATATTTTTATTACTTTTAATGTTGCAAAGTCTTTCATCATCCAAGCTATACTGCAAGCCATTAATAAATCGAAATGTCTAGTAGTAAGTCTAGGGTCTTTTATTGTTTCGATTAAATCATTTCTTGTATAGCTTTTTAGCTCTCTAATCAAATCTATGTCATTTAGGTCTAATAGTCCATCTTCTATCGCTTTGTTTAATGCTGATAGCATTTTAGGCTTTGAGAGGGCTGTTGTCTTCCATCCGTATTCTGTCGGCTGTGTTTCTGATAGTCTAGTTTCTTTAGGTTGTGTTGTATATAAATTAGCGTTGTTCTGTTTTAAAACTAAGATTGCTTCTGCTCCGTAATTGTTTTCCACTCCTGCAATACTTCCAGGAAATATTTCTTGTTCTCTTAGTATCTCGTGTCCAAAAGCTTCTGGCTTGATTAGATTACTTTTAAATGTTCCGACTACTCTTGCTGGGACTGTATCAAAGTCTATAAATACTGATGTCGAACTATCTAATCCTACACCTCCTGCAATATCGTGTCCGCTTCCGTATCTATGGCTAGGGTCAAACTCGTGGAATATCTTAAAGTCTGCTGTTTCTTTTATCGGCTCAAGTTTTATTTGTTTGTTTAACTTATCTCTATTAAAGTAAACATTTCTTTGTGATGTCGGACAACACAATTTTTCACCTTCAAAATCATCATCGTCTTTCTTCATCTGTTCTATGTCTGCCATCGTGTATCGTTCCCAGCTTATTATTCCATCTTTTATTATTGGAACGATTGTTACTATATTTAGACTATCTTCTTTTTCTACTATCTTGTGTACATTTCCTGCTTCTGATAGGTAATTACAAGTATAAATACAAGCTCCGTTTTTACTAAGACTTGTTCTAGCTTCTTCCATATTATCCCAGATTGATATTGTCTGGACTGCACTTCTTAAAGTCTTTCTGTTTTCAAAGTCTTCGAACCATATAAAGTCTGGTCTAGCTTCTTCTTGTAAAGCTCCACGCTGTTCCACCCCCACTGTATCAGCTATTAGTTTAATTCCTGTGCTAGTAGTAAACGAACTCATTGTTTCTTCTCTCTTGGCTGTTGTCTTCTCAAATATTTCAGGGTATAGGTCTGATATTGTGATAAGCATATTGTAAACATCTGTAACTATTTGTTTACTGTTTACTCCATCGGTTGCTAATACTTTAAAATACTTTCTTTGGTGGTCTAGATCATTAGATATACAGAATGCTACAAAAAGCTTTGTCCTCGCCGTTTTAGCCGCTCCACGATATGCAATATCAGCGTAACTATTTATTTCTCCCCTGTAAGCTTTTAGATTGTTTTCATCTATATTATTATGGAAAGGAGCATCTTTGCTGGTAAAGTATTTACTTAGATAATATCTAGCCCATAAATTGAATTTCAGTATTACTGTTTCGTTGCTATCATTGCTGTCAAAACTAAATATGGCTTTCTTCTCCCCCTTGTTCCCTTCCTGTAGTATTTTTTGTATTGACATTTAAATATTCTTTTAAGGCATTTTTAGCTTTATCTTTATCTTCTGTCTTGATAATAATAGTTTCTGTTGGATTTTTTCCTTTCAATTTATAATAACTATCAACAGCTCTCATTTTAATTCCTTTATCATCGTGCTGGTTAAGTAAAAACAAATGTTGCTTTTCTACATTCTCATCATTAAATCCTTGTTGAACTAATAACTCATTGATTTTCTCTATAACATTAACATTACTTAGCATGCGAGAAGAACAAGCACAAGCTGTTTTATACCAGTTAGGTTTTGATGTATCTGGGCTATAGGCTTCTATATAACTCTGTACTCCATTACCAAATAATTCTCTATCATTACTTGTATATAATTGACAGAACTTTTCTCTCCTTGGACTTAGTTGTTCTACCTTGTCTACCATACTATTCAACTTTAGTTATTTGTATTATTAAATCATTAATCAAGGCTGTGTATATTATTAGGTTTATTATTATTAAGGTTATGTTTAGTTTCATTTAAGGTTAGCTAATAATGAATGTCTTAAACTCTTCCTTTTTAAAAAGTTATATATCTTCTTATCCATTACTATTATATCATTAACATTAAAGTATTTCTTTTTATTTATATTCTGTTTCATCTTAAAAATTGTTTCTTCTTAATTATTTGCTCATAGCTCTTATTTCTTAATACTCTACTTTCGTTATGTTCATTTAAGTATTCTATAAAGGTTTTAGGTTTAGGGGTGAAGTCTATCTTTATCTTTACCTTAGCTTTAAAGGCATTTACCTTGTGGACAAGTGGACAACTATATTCTACCTTAGTTTACATTCGCTTATATTAGCTATTTATTAGTGTATAGTAATGCTTGACCATTATATTTATGTATGCTATACTTATATTATAAGTAAATAACAAACAATTATATGAAAACAGAACAATTTAATCACAAAAACTTATTTAAGATTACTCACACTAACGGAGACGATAATTACCAAGCATTAGAACAAGTAAAAGGTTTTAATGAAATTTACAAACATTATTGTGATTTTGCTAAAGCTGTTGACACTGCCTATCTTGAAAATGCAACCAATTATGTAATGGGTAAATTAAAGCAAGAAGATGGACGAGATAATATTAAAACTGCCTGTTATTATGCTTCTAGTAAATTACAACAAGATAAGAATAATACTCATAAAGAAAAAATGCTTAAAGACGGTTGGCTTGAATTAACAGAAGATATTGTTAAAACTGCTTATAAAGACAAGAAAAAACTTGAAGTTATTGCTAAAACAGAAGGATATTTTACTACAACAATTAATAAAATCTACAAGCCATTTTACAGTGAAGATAATGGAGCAATGCTTATGAAGCCAAGAGCAACAAGAAATGGCTATCGCTTATATCAATTTAACAATGCTTTTTGCAAAATTATCTAATTACCTTTACTGGAGCTTAACTCTTAGGCTCCACTATAAGATAATTAATCTAATATATAATTATATGACTAGAAATACACTTCTTAAAACAAAACTTCCTGTTATCCCTTATTTAGTTTGGAACTCTAGAAATAGTAATTCATATCACGAAACAATATGCGGTGATTATGGTAAAAAAAGAGTTGTGTTATTGTGGACTACATTTAAGCCTGAACAAGGTAAAAAAGCTGATGGAAAAATTACTATATTCTATAATGATATATCTAAACCTGAAAGAGAATGGTATCACAAAATTGCAACTTGCGAAAATAAAGAACAATATATAAAAGAATTATTTCAATTAGCAAAATCTTTAATCTAATATATAATTATATGAAAACATCATCAAAAGTTCCATTAATACAACGACTAGCCAAAGAAAATAAGTTAGAAGAAATGGATGTTGCTATATTTCATTTTAAAAGACTAACTATGACTAACGAAGACTTACACAACAACTTTAAAGATGCTAAGTTTCTAAAACATTTTGAATATACCCCTTCATAATTTACTCTTATAGCTTTTAATGTAGATTTATTAAAGGCTTTATAGAATTAATTATTAACTATATAAGACTTATGAAATATCAACAATCATTTAGAACTAATAATCCTATCTATGCCTTTAAGGAAATTGGTTATGGCTGGGCTTTAATTCTAGTAATGGCTAGTGCTATTGTTTTATTTCTTTAAACTTGACCATTTCTTATAATATTTACTAAAAACGGTAATTCCTGAAAAGGCTTTATCTTGATAACTTTCTTTTTAGGTTTTTTCTTTTTCATCTCTCTAAAAAGTATATTATTATTAAAAGTATTATTATTCCAACTATTAAGCCGCCAAAAGTTCCTATCATATTTATTATCTAAAGATTGAGGATAGTGTTAATTAATTTATTCTAATACAATATTTAATTGTATATATTGTAATTCTTCAAAAAAAGTATATTCAAACTCTTTTAAAGCTTCTTCTGAAAAATCTTTCATATTATCAACTTTTTCAAGTTTTGGATGTTTAAAACCTATAAAAGCACTTTCTGAAAGTTCAATTCCCTCTTTTTCAGCACTTTCTACTGATTTTTGTGCGTGATGAACAGCTAATTCAAGCTGTTTTAAATAACTCTTAAGCTCCTGATAAGTGTTTGCTTTAGAGCATTCTGGTAAAGGTATAAGTATTTGCATAATGTTTCTTTTATTTTTACCTCTATCCTCAATTTTTAAATAACAAAAAAAAGTATGCCAAAAAGAAGCATACCTATATTAATTTAAGTTTTAGTTGATTAAGCATAGGGTTATTATAAAATTACAGTTGAAGACAATAGATTATTGCCTCCAAGCCAATCAGACCGTAAGATGTTGCGTGTCTTAGGGGATAATTGGGTATGGATTTAGAAATGCAACTGTAAGTTTACAAATTACTTTTCTCCTACTATTAAGTAAGAGAGATATTGACCAAAATATCCTAAAAGGAGGAGAAAAATAATCTTTTAAAATCAAATATGAGCCGATATTCCGTAAAGGAAGGAACCAAAAGACGCAAAGTCTTAAAACGCCAGTTATCACCAAAACATAAGCTCGTATCTGATTTTAAATGTCCATTAAGGCGGACTAGCCTATAAAAGTTATCCACTTTTACACAAGGTAGTATTAGATATTTCTTTTATATACTCTTAGTTTACATTATTTTTTAAGCGTTGTCAAGTAGGCTTTGTTTAATTTAATATTCTTTTTAAACAAACTATTAAAAAAGGTTAAAAAGCCCAATGATTATTGCTATTGCTTTAATTTTAATAGTATGTTAAGGTTAAGGAGTAATAGAAACAATATGAAAATGCTTGTGATAAAACTTATATATAGAGTGTTGGTAAACAAAGCTTGTTTATCCGACTTAACGGGCTTTACTCACAAGTATTTTCCCCGTTAATGCCAACACTTTAAATATAAGTTTTTTTTATTGATAAAACTATGAAAAAATACACAATTCAAGATTTAGAAAGTTCACCCAGCACTATAACCAAGTTCTTTGTTTTACAAGGAAAAGCTGAATTAAATATGATTGATGACGCTTACGAATTTTATGTTAAGTTTTCAACGCATAACAGAGAAAAAGGTAAAACATTCACAAAAAAGTTTATAAAATCAATGGATTTCTATAATTCTGTTAAATAATATGCTAATAGGAACAACACTATTTATAATAATACTAATAGCACTAGCGTTTTCCAATGAAGATGGTTGTTGCTGTTCTTTAATATTAGTTCTATTAGTATTGTTTGGAATAATAACTTTAATCTAAAAATATGAAAACAATAGACATTATTAGCCACTGGGAAGAATTAAAAAGACTTATTGATAAAAGTAATATTCAAGCTGATATGGAAGTAGAAAAAATAGATGAATATCTTTATCAAAATTTAAGTATAGAATTATTAAACGAATAACGAAATTAACAAAATGAACGGTTGGATAAAATTACATAGGAATATTTTAAAGTGGGAATGGTATCAAAATTCAGAAGTGGTGCATTTATTCCTACACCTTTTATTATTAGCTAATCACGAAGAAAATAAGTGGCAAGAATTAACCATCAAGCGTGGAGAATGTGCAACTGGCAGAAAATCGCTAAGTTTAGCCCTGAATATGTCAGAACAGAAAATTAGGACTAATTTAGACAAGCTAAAATCAACCAACGAAATAACCATCAAATCAACCAACAAATTTAGTATTATAACTATTGTAAAATGGGAACAATATCAAGCTAAAGAATATAAAGCAACCAGCAAAATAACCAAGACATTAACAAACAAACAACCAACAGATAACCAACAGATAACCACAAACAAGAATGATAAGAATAATAAGAATGTAAAGAAATATAGTTCATCTTTGATGAACGAAAAAGACTTTATTTCTTTCTATGACCAGTATCCTAAAAAAGAGGGTAAGAAGAAAGCACTAGAGTCTTTCTTAAAGATAAAACAAAAGTATTTGGTAAAG